GTACTCGATTTTGTACAGCAGATCTTTTAAACTTAATATTTGATGCCATGTGGCTCCCCTAGTGGTATATACCGTTCTCCGATATCTATCGGTTCTTATTATTTATAATTCAATTTTTGTTTCTGAATTAACATCAACATACAAGAATTCCATAGGTTGATTTGACCTATTCTCTCCATGATGCAATTCTTCTACATTAAACACTTCTATCTCTCCTTCTCTCCAATACACCCTCTCACCACTATCAATCCATTCAATATAACATTCCTTATGAGTATTGTTGTTAGGTATCCTTACTGGTAGTTGAATACGTTTAAATTCTTTTTCATAAGGATTGTAGTCCCTATGTGGTTTTGATTTTAATCTGGGTGGATATTTTATGTAAGATAAACTGAAAATTTCAGGACTAACAACTATGTCAAATATAGACTCTGTAAGTTGTTTATGTGGATAAAATGTTTTTTTCTTACCATACTTCAAATAACATATGAGAATTTCATACCCCATATATTTTGATGTTATGTTTTCTTTTTTAAATGGAAATATAGTTTTCTGTGACCACTTATATAATCGTTCAAGATCAGATTTAGATATCATACTTTCGTAAATAAAACCAAGACACTGTTATTCAATGTTACCTTATACTCTGTTCCCTTAGTTACCTTACTGTAATCATACTTCTCAAAATCTTTATCATTTATACTAGACTTTCCATCAAAACATATAATCCAACTGTCATCAGAGGCAGTAAATGTATCTGTGATTAATTGAGCATTCCAATCTTGTTTTACATCTAGAGTATTGAAACCAAATACTTCAGTGTCTTCTGAAAACTGAAATACAACATCTTTCCCTAACAAATCTTTGACATCAAATAAACGGCCACCACTTACACTTAGATCTTTTACGTTAGAATCAAATAGTTTGGCTATCTTACCAGAACCTTTTACCATGATTTGATATAGAGTTGTTCTATATCCTCCATACTCATTGCCTATAGCTCCCTTCTCAGCTTCATAACTACAAATTATGAAGTCGTCACATTTTTTATAATACTTTTTAGGTAAATTCATAGAGTCACCTCTCTCATGGGAATCAAAAATCTGTTATACGGATCAACTAAATCCACTCTAGTTTCAATTACTTTACCAACCAAGTCATTTATATTTAAATTACCAGTAACTGTCTCAGCTTTATTTGAATCTAAAATTGGTTCACTCTCTTCTTCCGAAGCAATTCTCCTAGACCCACTCTTCTCCATTAAACTTTTTATGAAAGATTCACATGTTGTTAGAGTTAAATCACTACAATCAACTAATTTACTTGCATAGTCATCAATAGATTTAGTAGAGTGTAATCTACAAAATTTTACGGAAATACTATTTGTATCCTCATTATATTTGCCTATTTTAAAAATCGTTCTCATCTTAAAGAAATGATCCTGTCATAGTATTTATATGTGATTTTATCTTTCCTCATTTATACATCTTCCAATATTTTGGGTTTATATAACCCATTGAGTAATCATTTGTACCATCTTCTTTAAAAACTAAAACAATATCACCAGCGATTGCAAGTCTTTCTCCCTTAAAATCATCTGATGCATATTCTGTGCCATGTTGCAAAGTGCTTGGGAATAATACCAATGAGCCCTCTGGGGGATTCATATAAAATGTTGATGCATTATGTTTATTTACATTACGAACTGCGTCCTTTACATCACTCTTGTTTAATCCAGCTAACAACCCATTATGATTATCATTACCACTAAATTGTAATTTATGTGAATTGGGTGGCATGTTAAGATAGTAAGAGAATGAAATATCACTGGTTGAATGAGTGTGCCATCTAATTTTCTCAAAGGGTTTTCTGGATCTAGATATCCAACTTTTCGTAATTATAAAATCAAAAATTTCTTTATATTCTAAAATGTCATGTACATATACCTTAACGTTTGAAATTATTTGTTCAAATAATTCACTCAAACTATCCTCTAAATGAATTGTGGGGTTGCCAATATTTTCACTCGTAGTATGAAACCATTCAATACCATTCCTAATTGATGTTTGTTCGTAATCATACTTATCATATAATTTATAAAACTCTTCTTTATATTTCTCATGATTTTCAATTTTATTGGTATATAATGTCGTTGGAAATATATCAAAAATTTGTATGTCATTGTTCGTCATTCTTGAGTCAATCCCCATGATGTAATTAAATACTTAGTTCCTCCTATTGGTGGATTACCTCTATGAGTGTGTGTAAATCCAGCAGGGAAAATCAATACATCACCCTCTTCGGCCTGTTCCCTACGATTCTGATATAGAAACTCAGTTTCACCTCCATCAAAATTGTCATTCAGATACAGTTGAACTACAAATGTCCTAGGGCTATAAGTCACCGATCCATTTTCAAAATGCCAAGAGTGAAATCCTCCACCAGCTGGTATCTTTTTCAATTTCAATTCATATACTAAAAATTTATATGTATTCAATATACTGAATGTATTTAAGTATTCATCAATACATGGTTTAAATTTTGGAATTATCTCTTGTGATATGTGACTATAAGCGGGAAAATCATATGAGTGAGTAACATTTATTGTTTTATGATCAACCTCATGTAATTTCTCTCGATCATGTGTGAGTAATTTATTCTTCTCAAAAGTATCAATATATTCTATTAATTTTTTACAATCATCAGAAGAAAAAGCCCCAGTGTAACGTCTAATTAAATCAGATTCAATTGCCATCAGATCTTTCTTTCGCAGTTTTCCAGAAATAGTTTTCTTCAGACCCCAACCCATCACGGTCATGGCCATTTTCAACTTGATAATAGATTGTTGATACCTTAAAATCAGGATCTTTTGGTTTTTCTGGTGTCAAACTATTATCATATATTCTCATTCTATTATTAGGATACAACGCAA